CATTTGCTTTAGAAGATTATAAAAAATCATTAAAACACATGAAGTCAAGTTTAATTAATCCTACCCCAAGAACTATGGTAGATGACCGACTTTATTATTAGGAGATATAAATGACAACTAAAATACCTGCAGAATTATCAAGTACCCCCGGAATAGCTGATAGTAGTAATGCGACTGCAATTACTATAGATAGTAGTGAACGAGTTGGAATTGGAACTACAAGTCCAACCTCAGCTTTACAAGTTGTTGGTGATGCTTCAGTAGGAAGTGGCTTTACACAAATAAGAAGTGGACATCCTAGTTTTAGTATTACAAATGGAAATACCGATACTGTATATTTATCAATCGCACCACATGGCGGTTCATACTCAACATTTATGGAAATACTTGATGATGATACCGATGTAAATTCAATAAAATTAAAAACAAGTGGTTCAGAAAGAATGGTAGTAGATTCTTCTGGAAATTTACTTTTTGACTCAGGTTTTGGTAGTGCTGGAAAAGCTTATGGTGTTAGAGCATGGGTAAATTTTGATGGTACAGGAACAATTGATAGCTCTTCTATTAGAGCTAGTGGAAATGTAAGTAGTATTAGTGATAATGCAACAGGAAAGTATTCTGTAAATTTAACAACTGCTATGCCTGACACCAACTATGCAGTGGGAGGTTCTATTGCAAATGCAACAATACCATCAGCAAATAGAGACCGAGTATTCCAAGCCGTTGCACACGCAACAGACGAAATACGTGTAAACACATATCCTGCAACAGATATGGCACATGTATTAGTAATAGCATTTAGATAAGGAAAAATTATAAAAAATATTTTTTTTAAAAATAACAACACTAAAAGAATAATATGAAAATAATATATCAAACAGAAGAAGGACTTATTGTAGTAACTCCTACAGGAGAAATAAGTATTAATGAAGTTGCTCGAAAAGATGTTCCTGCAGGAGTAGATTATTGGATAGTAGAAGATAATGAAATTCCTACTGATAGAACATTTAGAAATGCATGGAAATTAATAGATAATATTGGTCCTGCAGATGGACAAGCAATTGGTTCAGATGCATGGTTTGCAGAACAAGCAAGTAAAACAGAAGCAGAAGGAAAAGGAGAAGAGTAATGATAACTATAGATATTGCAAAAGCTAAAGAAATTACCAAAGAAAAATTAAGAGCAGATAGAAAACCATTATTAGAAGCACAAGATATATTATTTCAAAGAGCTTTAGAAACTGGTGCTGATACTACAGACATAGTAACTGAAAAACAAAAACTTAGAGATATTACTAATGATGTTGATGCTATGACTACAGAAGAAGAATTAAAAAATAAAATTACAGCTTTAGAAAAATAAAAACATTAGAGGAATAATATGGCACTAACAAAAGTAACTTCATCATTAACCGATTTAGACGGTGGTATTACTATTGATAATATCACTATAGACGGCACAACAATGACTTTAAGCTCTGGTGATTTTACCATTGATGTAGCAGGTGATATTACTTTTGATGCAGGTGGTGGAGATATATTATTAAAAGATGATAATACTTTAGTTGGAACTATTGGTGGATTCGCAAGTAATAATGTTACTATTAAATCAGAGGTATCAGATGGAGATGTAATTATTCAAGGAAATGATGGTGGTTCTAGTATAACTGCCCTTACTATTGATATGTCAGAAGCAGGTGCTGCAACTTTTAATAATAACGTTACAGCTTTTTCAGACGAAAGATTGAAAGATAATATCGAAACTCTAACTGATGGTTTAGATAAAGTAGAGCAACTTAGAGGTGTTACTTACACTAGAGATGAAAAAGAAAGTATTGGTGTTATAGCTCAAGAAGTAGAAAAGATTTTACCAGAAATAGTATTAACTGCTAATGATGAAATAGGTACTAAGTCTGTAGATTATAGCAGATTAACAGCAGTGCTTATTGAAGCTGTAAAAGAATTATCTGCAAGAGTAAAAGAGTTGGAGAATAAATAATGGCATTAGCTACTAGTGGAGCATTAACTTTAGACCAAATTCATGTTGAAGCTGGTGGTACTACTGGTACTACATGTTCTTTAAATGATTCTGATATTAGAGGTCTAACTGCTGCTGCTGGTAAAACTATTAACAGTACGTTAGGAACTACTATAGATTTTGATGATTTTTATGGTGCTAGTGGTGGTGCAACAATTACTGTAGGTCAGGATGTATTTGCGTTATATGGTCTAGACTATAGATATAGAGGATATGATAGTACTAGTAGTTACGGTTCTATAAGTCCTTCAAATCCAACTTTTACAGGTATTTTTAATGGAAATTATTTAACAAGAGCTTATGTTTTTGGTGTAGTTTCTCAAGGTTTCGGTTCTATTCCTGCGGGTACTAGAAGAATTTTTATAAATTGTGACGATACGAATACTGTAAGTAATACTAATAGTAGTGCTTTTACATCAGTTAATATTAATGGCACTACTTTTAATAGAAGTGCTGCATCATTTGCTGACACAGGAACTTCTTATCGTTGGTATTGGGATGAAAGTACAGGCGGTGATGTAAATGATAATACTTCTGCTATACCACCATTTCCTGCTGTTGGTCAAACTTGTACTATTTCATTTTCATAATTATGGCTAAAGAACAAATAAATCAATATATTAAAGAAGTAAGAGAAACTAGCTATTTAGAAGATATAGACGAAAATAATAATTCTTTTAAAAGAGTATGTATTTTTTTTGATGATGCTAATGGCAATCCAATAGAAATGCATTTAAATAAAAATGATAGTTCTGAAATGTTAATTGAAGAAAATAATGAAGTGTTCATCAATACAGAAAATGTAAATGCTAGGATAGAACAAGAAAAAGAAATGTTAAAGATACTTAATGAGTAGAAGTCAACCATATACTGTAGCATGTGCCGGAGGTTTAGTTACTGCATCTAATGCTATTGATTTACTTAAAACTCCCGGAGTAGCGACTGAGTTAAAAAACTTTGAAGTTTCTACTAAGGGTGGTTATAGACGTATTAATGGTTTTACAAAGTTTGGTGGTGGTAGTGCAGTACAACCTACAGGTGGTTCAACAACTATTTTAGGTACAATACCATATGCAGACGGTGTAGTTGTTTGTGCAGGTACAAGTATTTATTTTAGTCAAACTGGTACAAGTTGGTTAGAAATAAATAGAGCTAGTGTTGCTAGTAGTGGTGATAATCATACAGCTTTTACAGGTCGTAGTGTTTTAACAAGAACTAATCAAGCACAATGTCAATTTGCATTATTTGAAAGTGCTACATCAGATTATGGAACATTAGTTATTGCTGATGGAGTTAATAAACCTTATGCATTTAGAATGGAAGGTACAGGTGCTTTAACTAGCAGAACATTTTTTGGTGAAGAAATTACGGTTACAGGTACAAAAGGAGTTGAATATGTAACAGTACATGACAAACATTTAATAGCTGCTGGAGTTGAAGATAATTTAAATACTATATTTTATAGTAAAACTTTAGACCCACTAGACTTTACTGATTCAAGTGCTGGTTCAATAGCTATAGAAGACCAAATAAAAGGTATTAAAAGTTTCCGTAACGAATTATTTATATTTTGTGAAAACTCAATATTTAAACTACAGAATATAAACAATTCTAGTACGATAGCTGTAATACCAGTTACTAAAAACGTAGGTTGTTTAAGTGGTCATAGTATTCAAGAGATTGCTGGTGATTTAATATTTTTAGCACCAGATGGATTAAGAACAGTAGCTGGTACAGCAAGAATTGGAGATGTGGAGTTAGGAACTGTTAGTAGTAATATACAAAATCTTGTTAGTGATTTAGCAGAGACTGTAAATCAATTTGTTATTACTAGTGTTGTTCTTAGAGAAAAATCACAGTACCGATTATTTTATACAAATGTTGGAGCTGATGATACTACGCAAAGAGGAATTATTGGCACACTAAGACCTAATGGTTTTGAGTGGTCAGAGACTAGAGGATTAGAAGTTACTGCTATTGGTTCTGGTTTTGATAGTAGTGGCATTGAACAATATTATCATGGTGATACTAATGGTAATGTTTATCTACATGACAGTGGTGCAGACTTTAATGGTGCTAATATTTTAGCAAGATATACTACACCAAACTATGACTATGGAGATTTAGGAACTTTAAAAACTTTACATTATCTTAGAGTTTCTATGGCAACAGAAGGAATTGTAGAACCTGATGTACAAATTAAATTTGATTTTAATAGTACAGATGTACCACAACCAACAGATTTATTTGACTTAGGAGTTATAAACCCACCTTCTTTATTTGGTGAAGCAGTATTTAACACAAATAAATTTGCTGGACAAAATAATCCAATGATAAGAGTACCGTTGCAAGGCAGTGGTACAAGTAATAATTTTACAGTAATCAGTAATGATACTAAACCAAGCTACACAGTTAATGGACTTTATGTAGACTTTATACCTTCAGGTAGGAGATAATTATGGCACAAGCTTAT